TGCTGTGATACGCGCACCCTCTCCCGTTGTACCATCATGGTTATGACCTGTGGTACTATTAAAGGCAGACTCAACGGCGTCAAACTCAGAATCCAAGTCGTCCGCATCAATGATCTTGCCGTTAGCGATATTATCCGCTGTATCTTGCCTAGTGTAACCGGCCATCTTATTTCCTTACTGTCTGTCTTCTGTTGCGAACTCTAGTAGAACAGTGTCCAACGTGAATGTAGGGTTCGTAGAAGTATCTTCGATACGAAGAGCTATTGTCTTGCCTGAACCAATGATGTTTTCAGTATAAACCTTGTCGAGACTGCCGCCGAATGTAGCAGTGTTAAACACAGAAGACGTATTGCCATATATAAATATGGAATTGCCTGTAGTAGAAACGGTATCTGTATCGGGCTGTATAACACCTGCTTCCGGTCCTTTATCAAAATCATACTTTACACTGTAATCAAAGGATAAAGATCCGGTAGGATCAATGTAAAAGGTAGACTTATAAAAAGACTTTCGCATCTGAGGGTCGTTGATAGGCATAAAAGGCGACTCGTAAATCGCGCTAATGTTAGACCCATCAAAAGAACTTCCGCTCTCTAGTTTGTAGATATACCCATCTTCATTACCGAACAACACAATCTCTGCAAGGCTATCCGTGTACGCACTGTCTGCAACATATGCTTTAATGCCTTTTGTTTCTGCCCAAGCCAGACCACTGCCGCCCTGCGGTAAGAGCTTCGTTGCCAGAAGACCGCCTGCCGCAGGCTGCTGTTCAGAGGAGTTGTACGCAAAGATGCGGTACTGAGCCTTTTCTCTAATCACTACACTACTGAAGTCGCTGGCAGACTGCATAAAGTCGTAAGTGTTTTTAGCAATCGGATCTGATGGAATTTCTAGCCCAAAGTCCCCAATACGATCCGTAGCAGCCAGCGAACGGATACCATCTACGGAAGCGAAAAACAAATCACCACCTACCTCTTGGATAGTCGGACCAGCAATACAACCGATGTTCTCTGAGATAGGTGAAACAACGTAGTCTGCTGCGGAGTTACCACTAAGGCGTTTAATCTTGTTGCGACCAAAGATGATCAGCTGATCACGGAACACTTTCAGTCCGATAATCTCATCCCCGATGTTAAGAGTCCCGCTGCCATTAGCAACACTAAAGTCGTTGTACGTAGTAGGCGCTGTGAATATAAGGTTAGTGCCTTTGGCGTAGAACATGGCAGACTTGAAGCGGGCTACAGAGGAAGCAGCCAGTACGTCCGACGTATCAGAAGACGTCATGTAAGTGACAGTGTTTGCCGTGTCATCAAAGACTGCAGGGTAGTTAACGCCATCTACGAGAACGATGATATTAGAAGAACTAAAGTCGAAATTCTCAAAGGTAACCTTGCCGCCTGCAGCCGTTGCAGATGTAGCCTTCAGTGTCCACCCCGAACCCGTACTCAGGTACACCTTAGACGCAGAGCCATCCTTACGTACTGCAAGTGTGTCAGAAGAGTTAACTACCTTCACGCCCAAAACAGGACCACTACCCGGTACAGCAGAACTATCATGCTTTGTGTAGCCCAGAATCTTAGAGTACCCTCCTTCTTTAGAGGCCTCAAAGTTCTGAAGGAAGGTAGCAGAACCAACGGCATTAGTACCCTGTTGCAGAGGGCTTTGATTAGAAATCAGTCCCCCTCTAAACTCAATGGGGAATGTCTGCCATTGTGTTGCCATTATTCGAAGCCCTTAAAGGAATGCTGTACGCGAGTATCGCGGATGTATTCAGTCCTGTTGATGTGCAAGCTGCGCAAGTTCTTGATGCCCATTTGAAACTTTTCCATAGCTACAGAAGATGCTTGGAAGTCGCTTCTAAACTGATAGGCATAATACATAGCCCCATCTACAATAACGTATCTGTACTGTTCAGGTAAGTTTGGTACATCACTATGCAGATTCAGATCGAAACCCATAGTGTAATACTCATATACTACTTCGTATGCTTTGTCTGGAGCAGGCGCAAATAGAAGCTCTTTGCTAGGTGCACGGATAACAAACTTTGGAACCCCTCGTACTCCTGCATTAGAGTTGTATTCAATATCGGCATACTTGTCAAGGTATTCTTCGTAGTTAAGTACTTTTAGTCTGACAGTATCTGTACCGAGAGTATCGTCCCGCTTGATGCGGAAGCTGTTCATGTTCACCGTCTTAGCATCATACGGGTAGCCATACCTGACTGTACCTGCTGACAGGATCTCTGTATTCTCTACGTGATTGAAAGGCCACTCAAACTCTTCCTGATTGATATGACGCAGAGACGCATTAACAGCGTCCTTTGCGAAAGCGTAAAACCCTTTTGCCGAACTGAAGTTAGACGAAGTAAGTTCCACCTCGTTGAGACGGCGGTTTACGTCGTTGACTAGCCCAAGAAAGTCATAAGCCATTTACTTCTCCCTCACACGCAGGAATACAGCCCGCTCATACTGCAAGCCCTGAGCAGTAACGATACGACACGTAACGGTATATCTAATGTTATTTGTTCCATCGGCAAATCGTGCAGTAGATACGGTAGTTGTGTTTGAACCTTGAATGAAACGCAGCCCGAAGACCGTCTCGTTGTCTGAAAGCTCTTCCTTAACGCCATCCCCATCGTTAATAAACCACGTCACACCAGAGATGGTGTCTGCGCCGAGAAAGCGAGACCAGTCGATGCTAAAGTCTACGATCTCGTCTTTGTCTTTGTCAGGCCACTTGTATGCCATGTTCTTTCCTTTATGCGGCTATATAAACCGTGTCGTTCATAGGCTGTCCTGCAATGTAAATCGTGTTGTTTACAGCAGGTATAACGATGGTGTACCTATTATCTTGAGCTACTGTACGTAGGACTACATTAGATGGCGGTATGTAGATCGTGTAGTCATCTTCTTGAGGCAGCAGGTATATAAGACGTTTACGATCAAAGTTATCCGGGTTTATAGTAAGCCGTAGGTCCGCATCAGATACATCAAGAGCAAAACTTCCTAAGCCTGCAAACTCAGCCTGTATAAATGATACCGCTTGGCCTGTTAGCGTAAACGAACCCTGACCGCCTGCTACGTTAAACTGTGCTTTAGGTGCAGCATTCTGACCGGTAAGCGCAAAGCTAGCTTGATCTGCCAGCAAGCTGATATCGAGACCTATTAAAGCGTCTTTGCCTGAAAGAGCGAAGCTGCCCTGTGCTGCGCCTATAAGTACAGACGTATCTAGATCTGCAGCCTGCCCTGTTACCGAAAAGCTACTGTTATTAGCGGTAAAGTTGTAGTCCCGTATTTCGCCTGCGTCTTGTCCTGTAAGTGAGAAGTTCGCAACTGCAGGACTGTAAAAGAATGAGGCCGTGACAGCAGCGTCTTGCCCTGTGAGGCTGAAACCCCCATCGTCTGCAATGAAGTTGTCTCTTATCGCTAAGGCTATGCCTTGCCCTGTTAAAGCAAAACTGGCCTGTGCGACGACGAGGTTATGCTCTAGGCTACCTGTGTCATCCGCTATCGGACTAGCTGATAGTGCGTTAAAGCCTAACATCGTATAGCCTTATCAGGGAGTTGCATAATCATTAGGAAAGTGGAGGTATCAGTCATCCTCTGCCGATGGCGGATTAGCGATTAACGCAACAGCATCCTCGGCGCTGTTTGCCGACGCGTTGCAGAAAACAATGTGCTGTTTTTCTGTCTCTGTGTCCGCAACCAGCCATCCATTATCTGTGTCGGCTATCCGCTGTGCTGTGTATTGTGCGGTCATACTAGCCTCCTACAAAAGAGTAATTTGAAAATTGGATGAGGAGGATCGTCTGTTTTCTATGTAAAACGAACCGGATGTCCCGCCTAGGAAAAGACCGACATTGCTGTCTATCCCAGTCGTTCCTGTCGGTGGACCAGATGTGTAAACGTCAAAATCGGAACCTGTTGTCTGCGTTCCTGCTGGCGATGATGGGCTGGCCCCAAAATCGACAAGAGCATATCCGCTCAGCCCCATCTGTGGCGCAGTGGTTTCGCCCGCGCATACCACGCTGAGAAAGCCGCCGTATCTGCCCGTTGGCGTAATAGTGGCGAACGCATCGCTGGCGATTGTTACTTGCAAGCCATTGAGGTGCATATTGCTTAGTTCGACTACGCCGCTGGCAATGTCTACTTGCCCAGTGTCCTTGGCTTCAATAGCAGTGACACCAGCAACCTTTAGCAGCAGCTTAGGGTCGCTGCCCTCGCTATTTACGTCAGTGTGGATAACTAAGTTTCCGACGCCAGAATTAGCGTCAATCTCATGATCTACACCTGTGCTTGTGTCCGTCAGTTCGACGTAAGGGTCAGCTGAGGAAAGAGTTAAAGCGCCAAAAGTCGGACCATCAGTTGTAGCCACACCCTGATTAAGGGCCTTTACAGAAGATTCGCTGGTTAGCTCACTGTCCATAACAGCGCCCGCAGCAGTGACGTTTGCTGTGTCGGTTACATCAGCACTGGCTTCAATGCCGTCTAGCTTATCAAATAAAGATGCGTGTGCAGTAATCATGACTACAGCGTTGCCTGTCAGATTAAGCAAGCTACCTGTAGAACTTTCGACAAGTGTACGAGAGAGTGTAGTACCGGATGCCGTATAAGCACCTGTACCAACCTCAAACGCATTACCGTCTTCTATGGCATAATGAATAGTTTGACCATTAGTGATGCCGCCACCTGAAAAAGATTGGTAGCCAGATACAGCAGACCCCAGCGTAATAGTGCCAGTGCCTGTTGTACTTGTCAGTACTTTTACACGGTTTGCGAAATCAACCATTGTAATACCTTAAGTAATCTGAAGAACACCGTTTGCTGCACTGAAGTCAACAGTGAAACTATCGCCGTCGTTCAACGTAAGGGAAGAACCATAATCGTAATACCCAATAAGGGGGTCCGCAGGAGATGTAACAGTG